AAGCTGAAGCTGAAGAAGTTGGATATGTTTTAGGAGATTACTTTGCTCCCGAAGCTGAAGAGGCTTGAGAAAGAGAGTAGTTATGACCTACACATATGACGAAAATGTTCTGAGCGACCTTCATAAAGACGCTCGTGGATTTCGTCCGCGGGCTGAAGATTTTTGGGGTCGTTGGGCCGCCTGTGATGATGATGGCAAAGAAGCCATTTGGAATGGTCTTCTTGAGGAGTTAGATAGAACCATGGCTTATGAAGCTGAAGAAAAGGCTAAAGCTGTAGCTGATTACGAGAAAGAGATCAGCGAAGTGATTGCTCTTGGTGCTGGAACGCGAAAGCGGGCGCTACTCTGGATGCTTGATAGTGAAGAGGGAGTTCCTAAAACCGAGTTTGAAATTGAGAATTGGATGTGGAACCGAGGTTTGCTCTCTGATGAGAAAATTAAAAAAGAATTAATCAGAACAGTAAAGCCTATTTGGAAAGCGACAAATTGGATTAATGCTTGACATAGAATCGTTTATGTGTTAGTATTAGATATAATTGAAAGGGCTAAAAACTTAGAGAGCGTTGAGTAGAGCATCCCGAGTGGGATTTCGTAAATGTCTAATGTGACCTGTGTCCTGATGCTCCTCCGCTCTCTCTTTTTTTATTCAAGAATTTGCAGACAGGGTGTCTGCGAATACTGAGGGAACCACCCTCACAAAACTCGTAACGACAGAAGGAGTTTGTTATATGAGTACGACTACTAAAACCAGTAAAGTTCTTGCCGCACTTTCTAGTGGTGAGGAACTTACCGGAAAACAAATCTCGGCACGTTTTGGTGTTGGGAATCCTAGAGCTATGGTTAGCTCTATGCGTATGAACGGATATCCCGTTTATGCTAATCAGCGGACCGACTCAAAAGGTCGTGTGAAGACTAAGTACCGTCTAGGTACTGCTCCTCGCGCTGTAATTGCCGCAGGTTATCAGGCAATTGCCGCACAGAACGCTAGTGCTTAATTGCATTAGTTAATCTCTTCTTGAAGAATAGGGACGTTGATTCGTCCCTATTTTTTTGCTTGACAGAGAATCGTTTATATGGTACTATAAGTAATAATTGAGAGAGGAGAGAGTTTAATGTCTGATTTAGAAATGTTTGCTGAAGATGCCATCTATGAGGTTTTTAAAGCTACTGTGGGTTGGGGCAATCCTGTTTCTTTTGAAACTGCTTACAAATACATAGTTGAAGGTGAACCGGGCATTATAACCGGTCCATTCGATGGCGATACAAATATGAGACCTTCTTCCGTGTTCAAGGGGTATTGTAAGAAGTACTGGAAACTGGAATTGGAAAAGTTTGTTAATTGGGTTATAAAAGAGACTGCATAATCATGATTAGATTTATTCTCGGAATATTCGCTTTAATCGCTACCGTTGGAATTGTTGAGGGAACTCCAAGTCTAACGGGATCCTTGATTAGCATTGTTGCTACTGGTGCCTTAGGGCTTAGCCTCATTATATGGGGACTGAAGGCAATGGCTAATCGAGGTGAATTAGCATGAGGGGATTTGAAAGACTTTGTAGATCCCTTCTTCTAATTGGATTTGGGATTTTTATTGCATGGGTTTGGTCGTCTCCAGGCTCAAGTGAATTTTGGGTTGACATGAAAAACACTTTCTGCGATACTCATATTAACAACACTTTCACACCACCTAATTTACTTGAGAGGAAGAATTAAATGTGGAAACTTAAAACAGACTGCTTAGGCAAAACTTCTACAGCAGTTGAACGTCGCCTTAATAAATTATATGGAGCTACTTCTAAAACTCTCGTCCCTCTTGAGGTAGATTTAAATTCCCCCACAAGTCGCTCCGAGATTGGTTATAACTATTTGGTATGGAAAGCTGATTAATGGCTAAAAGAAAAAAGTCGAGAGACAAACAAACGTCTAAGGGTCAGCGCCCTAGCGTAAATCGTAAAATTTTAAATGCTGTACGAAAAGAACAAACACCATTAGACCGTATGGCTAATGCTTGGATCGCTTGGAAAAGGGGTTGTCCTACTCCTAAGTTGATTCAAAAGAGTTTAGGGGTTGATAAGAAAACCCTATATAGAACATGGAACAAATATATTCCTTTGAAAAGTAGTGATGAAAGGTGAAGATATGGATGCAGTAATGGAAGCATTTAATGAAACTGGCAGAACGCCAGCTTATATGGATCATGTTCGTAATTCATTAAACGAAGGTGTTGTTACAGTAATATTTACTAAAAAAGATGGTACAGAGAGAACAATGATTTGTACCACAAGACCAAATCTTATTCCTTCAGAAAGCCTTGCTACAAGCGATAAACCGCGCAAGCCTAATCCTGCTATCCAAACTGTATGGGATTTACAGAAAGGAGCGTGGCGTTCTTTTCGCTGGGATAGTATTCTTGGTTTTCAGCCAAAGGGACAACCATAAATGTCTTTGAAAATAGTAGGTACAGAAAAGGATGAATTTTCGTTAGGACCAACAGAAGACGGAACGTATGAAGAGGCGAATGGCGGCACAGAAATGATGCGCCAAGAACTCTATGCCCGCGTTGATAAAGAACTATTAGATCAGTTCCAAATCATTTGTTCTAGAGTACGTTGGATTGATCCTAAGAAACCTACAGTATTGTGGTTACATGATACGTGGGACGATCCAGAAAGTCAACACTTAAAAGAAGAAGAAAGACGTAAGCGGTTTAGCCGCTTAGTTTTTGTGTCTAATTATCAGTTAAATACATATCATCTAGCGCATGAAGTTCCTTATCACCGTTCATTTGTAATGCAAAATGCAATTCAGCCTATTCCAGTGAGCAAGAAAGAAACGGATCAAGTACGCTTAATTTATCATACGACACCACACCGTGGTCTTAATGTTGCTGTAGCCGCTATACAAGAGTTGGCTAAGATACATGGCGATTATATTCACTTTGATGTCTTCTCTTCATTTGAAGCTTATGGTTGGAAAGAACGTGACGAAGAATTTACAGAATTGTTTGATACAATACGTGAACATCCACAGATGACGTATCACGGCTTTCAATCTAATGAGATCGTGCGAGAAGCTTTAGAAAAAGCACATATCTTTGCTTATCCTAGCATATGGCCGGAGACTTCATGTATCGCCGCTATAGAAGCTATGAGCGCAGGCTGTGAAGTAGTATGTCCTAACTATGCCGCGTTACCAGAAACAACAGCTAACTTTGCTTCTATGTATCAATGGACTGAAGACATAAACCATCACGCAAACGTGTTCGCAAATGTTTTAAACAATACAATTAAAAACAGGTTTGAAGACAACGAAATCAGAAAACTTAATTTCCAGAAAAATTACGTAGATAACTTTTATAACTGGGATTTACGTGCTAATCAATGGACTGGTTTGTTAACAGGCATATTAGAATCGTAATGGATAAAAATCTTTTTAGACACTTTATCACCATCGCCTGGCTTTACTTCCTGTCCTTCAGGTTCTAAACTTTGACCTTTATTGTCAGCATCAAATTTACCTAAAAAAGTGAGGTCTGTGCCTACCATTAGAATACACGCCCCGCCATCTGGAAACACTTCCGATATGGTGTAACTTTGGGTCACACTATTCCACATAATAATAAGTTGTGTTTTAGCATTAGGTGTTCCCCCTACAGCCGTTTCATCGCCGTCGCCTGTAGCGATAAATTTTTCACCATAGTTTTTGGATACTAAATCTAATAGTTTGATACCTTCTTTTGCACAACTAACCCACTTAGGTAAATTCACTAATTGGATATCACCTTGTTGCTCTTTAGGTAATGTCTTCGATTCTTCACCGCTAACTGCGGAACTAAACATTAAGAAGGAAAATAATATAAAGCTAAGAAACAGTTCTTTTGCATACCTCATTTTGGTTCCTTTTTGTTTAAGGATCGATAACTATTTATACTTGACATAATACGGAATCCATGGTATTATACATAATAGTAAGAGAGAAGGAGAATAGCAATGGATGTTATTTTACACACAGCTATGGCAATAAGTTGTATGTACGCAACTTATCTTTGGGGTAAACACCTCACCATTAAAGCAATCTATGACGAAGTAGTTATTTCAACGCTTTGTAATTTAGAGAAGGACGGGTTCCTTAAAACAAGGGTTGATGAAGCAGGTGAGACTGTCATAATCGCTCCAAAAACTTGGTCCGAGTAATGGAAGACAGAAAACGGGATGATGAAGACTTTTTCGGAGTTTATCATCCCTTTCCTGATGAAGCACCAGATCATTGGAAGAAAGCTTATCTTGCTGATCTTGCTAGCCGTAGGGCAAAAGACCCTTGGTTTAAAGAGTATTGGAAAAAGGTAAGAGACCATTTTAGAAGGAAACTAAATTAATGGCAGAAGTGAAAAAGAAGGTTCGCCGTAGACGTAAACCTATGTCAGCTAAACAAAAGGAAGCCGCGGCAAAACGTCTTGCAGAAGCCCGTGAGAAAAAACAAAAAGCTAATCCTCCAGCATATTCTAATGTACACGAAGCTGTACGTAAACTTCCCGATGACCATCCTTTATCACGCAAAGCTGTAATGGCGTGGATAAAAACTAATAAAGATTTGTTGTCAGGCTTACGTGCAGAAGTGCGTCAAAAAGCAAAAGGGGCAGAAGCACGATTAAATTCTATTAGTGGTTATATTCGCAATATGGAAAAGTATCTGCGTGATGGAGATTGGGTCGATAACTTCTATGGCGCCGATCAAGAAAAGAAAATTCGTTGGCGGTGTGTTGCTATGGCTTATTATCCTGACGGAACACCAAAGCGCGATGTAGGGACTTACTATGATGATATAATGGAAGTCTATACAAAAGAGATGGCTATGGCTGATGGTGTCCTTTCTGGACCTTCAAAAACTGATAAGCCAAAGCGAAAACGCCGCTCAAAAAAGAATAAATAGAAGTGAACTCTAAAAGGAGACTCTATGAGTAATGTAATAGCATTTCCTAAGGGTAAAAGAAATTGCCCTCCACAAACAATTGAAGAGATGCAAGGCCGACTTGAGGAGAAGAAAATCGATTATGTTAATGACATAGTTGATTACTACGGAACAGAACTTCTTGGTAAAATCAGTCAAGATGGCTTTGAAATAAGCGAAGATAATTTTATGAAAGACTTCGCTTTTACACTAGAGACATTACGATCCGGATTAATGCGTTCAGTAGGAATCGAACATCCACTACAGGACTCTGTAGACGAAGCTGTAAATTTTACAGAACAACCAATTGAAGAATAAAGGTTGACATTATATAGGTTTTGTTCTACTATATAAGTTAGAATAAACCTTGGAACTGAAAGATGATTTTATTAGACTATAATCAGATATGTATATCTAATCTGATGATGCAATTAAAACATATGTCTTTAAGTGAAGACTTAATAAGGCACATGGTTCTTAATAGTTTACGTTACAACCGTAAGAGGTTTGGACCAGATTTTGGTGAACTTGTTATTTGCTGTGATGATCGTAACTATTGGCGCAAAGATATATTCCCATTTTATAAAGCACACCGTAAAGTAGATCGTGAAAAATCTCCGCTTGATTGGAACATGATTTTTGAAACGCTGAATAAAGTGCGCGGAGAATTGCGAGAAAACTTCCCTTATAAAGTTTTACAGATAGACCGAGCCGAGGCTGATGACATTATCGCTACGTTATGTCAGAAGTTTGGGCATCTAGGTATAACGAATGGTAATGCAGAACCTATCCTTATCTTATCAGGTGATAAAGACTTTGCACAACTTCAGAAGTATGCTAACGTAGAGCAATATAGTCCTATCACAAAGAAGTGGATACGCATTAATAATCCAGAACGATATCTACGAGAACACATTATGCGTGGTGATCGTGGTGACGGTATACCAAACTTTCTATCTAAAGACAGTTGCTTTGTCAATGGAGAAAGACAGAAACCTCTATCATCCAAAAAGCTTGATGCGTGGGCTTCATTAGAGCCATCTGAATTTTGTGACGAAAGAATGTTACGTAATTATAGTCGCAACGAAACGCTTGTCAATCTGGATTGTGTTCCAGAAGAGATACAAAATAGTATACATGAGCAATATGATAAATATGAAGAACCTAGTAGAAAAGGTTTACTTAATTATTTTATTAAGAATAAACTACGAAATCTTACTGAACATATAGGTGAATTTTAATGACAAAAACGTGGTATGAAATCTTGGAATGGTGTTCTAAAGGCAAGAACAGACAAGAAAAAATAGCCCGCCTTCATAAAAATAGTGGTTCAGAATTAAAACATATTCTTGGATATGCTTATGATCCAAATGTAATATGGCTATTACCAGAAGGCAACCCCCCATACAAACCAGTTCCAAGTAGTGCAGAAATTGAAGGTCAATTTCAAGCCGAGATACGAAGGCTATATCTATTTGTAGATGGTCCCTCCGAGACACAACAAAATCTAAAACAAGTCCGTAGAGAAACACTCTTCATAGAATTATTGGAATCAATACATCCAGATGATGCTAAGTTGTTGTGTGCTATGAAAGATAAGAAGCTTCCTTTTAAAGGGCTTACAAAAAAGTTAGTGTCAGAAGCATTTCCTAATCTATATTAATTTAAAGGATACATAAAATGGGTAAGACGTATCGCCGTAGCAAGCGGTATTTTGAGGACGAAAATGACGATTATAGCTATGACAACAGAGTGGCTTATAGAAAAGAAAAGTCTCAAGAGTTGCGAAAAAATAGACCGAAACGTAATCATGAAGATCCGGATTTAAGTGAAAATGAAGACCGCGTTCATAATAGGTAACGGCACTAGCAGAAACCCTATAGATTTAAATTGTCTCAAAGACAAAGGAACAATCTTTGGTTGTAACGCTTTGTATCGGGATTTTTCTGACTATGATTATCTAGTGGCTATTGATGATGATATTATCATTGAAGTGTTTGAAGAAGCTAGAGATGATAGACTAATCATTCCTAAAGAGCATGATCGTTGGGAGTCTAGAGATTACAGCAATAATCGACGCAGGTCTAATGCTGGCATGAACGCTATGCAAGAAGCTATACGTAAAGAGCATGATAAGCTTTATTGTCTAGGGTTTGACTTTATACTAAAAGGTGAACAGTCTACAAGCAACGTGTACGCTAATACAAACTGCTATGGTATTGAAACTCACGCAAATGTTGAGGACAATAAATACAGAGTTAGATATCTGAAGTGGTTTATTCAAGACAATAAAGACGTAAGTTTTACATTTGTTCTTCCTAAAGACGCTCAATATGAAAGTATATCTGGTCCTAACATAACAGGAATATATGTAGATAAATTCATAGAAAAGTTTGTTTGATGTCAGATAATGTTATTCGTTTAACAGATTTAATAGAACAACGCTTACGTAAACAACAAGAAATAGAATATTATTTGAAGGCTCTGAAAGAATTAGAAAGTAGAATAAAATATCTACAAAAAGAAGTTGACATAACAACCTTGATTATAGAGTTAATAGAGAATGAGAAAGCAATATCGTTTAATGAAAAGAAAGATAAACTCGGAACTGTCATTAACCTTATAGATAAGAAAGTCAACCCCAATGAATGATCAATATTCTTTCATGGATATACTAGACAGAAGTTTGCAAGAAAATCAATATGAACTATTTGATGATGAAGAAAATGACGATACCTGCAATTGACAAAGACCACATAATAGCTAATCTCAGAGAAGTATTCGATCCCGAAATAAGCGTTAATGTTTATGATCTAGGTCTAATCTATGACATAGAAACGTGTACGGCTGAATATGAAGTAATAATCACACACACATTGACAAGTGCATTTTGTCCATTCGCAGATGAAATTGTTGCTAATATACGACAAGCAGGAATGGTTGATGGTGTACACGTTGTTAATGTTGTAACTACATTTGATCCTCCATTCACTGTAGAGAGCGTACCAGAAGCAACTAGAGCATTGATGGGTTGGTAAGGAGAACGAAATGAATAAAACTATCAACGTTGGCGAAGGCACAGAAAACGTACAAATCAATCAGACAATAGCACAACCAGAACCTAGTGGTCCAAGTGTAGGTGGTGTAAGTCTTACAACTGGATATGGTTGGGGAGTCGATGTTGGTATAATTTTATTGATTGTCGGGTTTCTGTATGTTATGAAAAAGTTCGTTGACAAATGGATTAAATGATGAGTCATTTTCGATTTATCGAAAAGAACATAAATGTGGACCCTATTCTCCAACAAGTTCTAAACAATCCAGATGACTGGAACGCAGTCTCTAAGATTAAGAATACTGCTGGCGTCCTTAACCCATATGGGTTTCTACCCCTCACTATGGCTATGGTCAAAAAAGCAGGTGACGATCCTAAGAATACGCAGTTACAACAGAACACCCCCATGTATCACAAGTACACAGAAATTCGTAAGTGGCTTAAATCGTATAAATGTCACAGACATTCAAGGGCGGC